GAAACTCCTAATCCTGACATTAGCAGTGGAGTGATAGGTTTAAACTTATCAAGCCAATCTACACTGTAAAGAGGTTTCTCCATCAGGTCGTAGTAATCGGTCATGTGGTCAATCCTACGTTGAAGTTCGTCCTCACTCCAATTATTAAATGTGGAGTTCAAGGATACGATGAACCAACGAAGTACTGTAGCCTCTCTAACTATTTCATCTGTATCTCCTCCGAACCTTGATTTCTCATTGATCTCAACTGCAAAGTCCGCAAGCTTTAAACGAGCTCTTATTTGAAACTGAGAAATGTTAGTCTGCTGCAACTCTACTGGGGTAAGTGGAACTGTAGGAGGCACTACAACTGGAGGAGTTTTTACAGGAACGTTTGAGACGAAGGTTGCTGTAAATGTAACGTCTGCTGTTGCATATGCCGTGTAGTTAATTGAGGATGTCTTTATAATTCCATTCTCCTTCCACCCAACAAATGAGAACCCGGTTGCAGGAGTAGCTGTAAGGTTTATGGCATTTCCATAATTGTAAGTTCCACTACCTGTAGCGGACCCACTTCCAACTGGATACGTTTCAATTGTAACTACTGGATTCTTGACAAATGTTGCAGTGTACTCCATGTCACCAGTTACGGTTTCAAATAAAGGTGTTGAACTGTTTGTTGACATTCCCCAACTCCACTCTTTAAATGTATACCCTACTGATGGAAAGGCTATAAACCTTATCGTATCCCCAATAAACTGATCTCCCCATGGACCCTGAACTGAACCATTGCCAATTATTTTGGTAGTTATTATTGACGGAGGTGTTTGTGTAAAGACTGGGGTGGTTACCGTATCCATTACAACAGGAAAGCTGACAGTTTTTGAATTTCCCCCATCAAGATTGGGATCATTTGATTCCCACTTTTTAAAGTACCAACCCGAGGCTGGAATTGCCTCATACGATCCGTATATATCAGGATCTACTGCTGCTAAACACGTTGCAGTTCCCTCTATAGGGTCGAATGTTCCGAGCGTGACTGTAAATACATTTGCCATAATTAGGAAAATTCGTAAGGGTTAGCATTAGATAAGTTTTCAATAAGCATCTGTGCGGTACTCTTACTATTGTCCCCAAACTTTACCTTGGCACCTATCAGCATAGTCTCTACAAAAGATACAGCCTTGAACATGTCGTGAAACTCTTCACTGTTACGCCCTTTAATGAGTCCAAGATCAGCCATCTTTCCGATCCGATCCGCCATCTCCAGTTCTATATTGGGAGTAAATACCATATCAGTCTGGATGTGTTGTATCTCAGAAATATTTAAGGCCTGAACAACTGTCAATGGAATACCTTCACCCATGATAAGATTTGTTACAGCGTTGTAGTAGAACTTCTTTGTAGAATCCAATGGGAGAAGTAGAGCATGTATTGTATACCATCCATCATTCCCAATTGTAAACACGTAGGTTCTCTTTGCTTCACTGTAATCTGAACATGCCTGAACGAGTTCAGGGAAGGTAACACTTCCTGTAGGTATTACAGGATACTCTCCAGTGCTGGCATTGTACATTGCGACAAGCACTAATGCAACATCACTTACTTTTGGGTATAGTTCCCCCAGATCATCTTTAAAGGAGGTCCCAAAGTTATTAAACCCTTGGGTACCGTCTCCGGTTGAGAACCCTATGTTGTCCTCAACCACAAAAAACTTTCCTTCTCTATCAATACCTTTAACCACTAATAGGTTAGAATCCAGTACTATGTTCATATTTTATCTTCGTTAATTTTACGTTCTTGTCCTATTCCCAGGTACAGCTGATCCCTCTCTAGTTTTATACCTTCAAGTTTGAGTTCAATGTCCCTCTCTTTATGTTCCCGGTTGATGTCGTTTGCGTCCTTGGCTAGTTCATAAGTATTCTTAGCTTTGAAACTATCTAAGTCTAACTTCTTAGACTCTAGCTCATGTTTGAACTGGTCGAATTTTTTCAATTGTGCCAATGCCTGTTCGCTTTCTTTCTTGAGTTCTGCATTCTGATTGCTCAGGTTCTCAATTTGTTTCTGGAAGTTGTTCGACTCCTTCATGCTCTGATCAAGTATGTATACCATATCGGAGACACTATCCTGCATCATAATCTTAAATACTATGTCTGGAGCGATGATCTTAGCGTTTATGAGCACTGGGATCATTTGACGAATCTCCTGCTTCTTAGCATACTCATTTGATGCACTGGTGACATGTATGTTGTAGTCCGAATAGCAGAAGTACTCAGGCATCAGATTAAACATACTTACACCAGACGATGTAGTGAATGACCCTGTGTAACCAGAGTTCAGTGTTAGTTGGCAGCCTTGGATCAGGTCAGTTATAAGATGCTTTGTAAGAACGTCATGGTGATCAAATAAATTCTTGGTCACTAGGGACGCTTGGCTTACTCCAAGTTTGGCATTGCTAACGGCCTCCCTTTGTTCGATAAGCCCCATCATCTGTGGGGTTACCCCTGTAATTGCGGAGGCATCATCATCCAACATTTGCAGAGTTGCGTTGATAGCGGTTATTGAGTTCCCATCAAGTGAGTCGTCAAAGGCACCGTAGTTATTAAAGTCCTTAGCACCATCCTGAGACGGAGATACAAGACTTATACCCTGTTTCTTATACGCGATGAACTTCATAATCCTAGCCACTGGCTCGGGATCTAGGAACTCTGGGATAGCTTCGTAATTCATGTTGGAACCCTTTACACCACTGTTGGCAATGAGGTTATCCCTATGGTACCTCAGGATGTCAAAGTCGTCCTGAACATCCTTGGCTTTCCAGCACAGTGAGTATGGCTCGCCACTTCTATCTGAGTACTGTATACCATTGAAGGTCAGGTAACACTTGTCTGAATCCTTTTTGCTTCTGACAATGTACGTACTCTTACCCATATCAACATAGATATCGGAACCTATACGAACACTCTGGTACCTATCCTGTCTCCATCGTTTCTTACTAACGTCTACAGGACCATCCACAAGTAAGTTGCCACGAGTAACCTCAGTGTCTATATCGTATGGGTTGTTCGCAATCCACTCACACTCGTAAACTTCCAGAACATCAGCATCCATAACGGACTGCTTATCTCCTTTCAATTCTCTGGCAACACGTTCCATCAGTGCCGGGCTATTTATGGCAGCAGCTCTGGTGATAGTTGGGAGTGCAAATAAGTCCTCCATGTCTTCCGGTTTCAACAAGTGTCCGTACATGGTAAGTATCTCAGTCTTGGTCATGTACTTGACGTACACCATTCTCTGAGCTTGTTTAATATATTTCTGATCTCTTCTAAGGCGGTAGTAAGCGTTCTCCGGAATAAGGGCTTCGAATTCTGGCATCTTCCCCTTCTCTATTGCGCGAACACGGTACAGAGACTTCCCTATAACACAGAGATCCTCGAATAGGAGTTTACGTTTCTGAAGCATATCAATATCGATATCCTCTTGGAAGTACTTGAGCATGTTATTACAGGAATGTACAAACACTGATCTCCACTCTTTGTCAACCTTCTCCTTTGTTTCCTGAATAAGGTTCTTGATGTTAAGTGGTACAGTGGCCTGTCCTGGTTGTGCGTTTGGATCCAGTTGTGTAAGGAACTTAGATCTTTTTATATGATCGTCTATGCCGGCATACACTTCTTGTAAATGTGCAAATACCTTTTCCTGCATCATAACACCTAATGTGTCCTGATCCATAACGGAGACTTTGTAATCAAATGTTGCAGAAGATAGTAACCCGATAAGTACATCTATCCGGTTTCTTATGATTGGACGAAACTTAAGGTCGGCTGCATTACCGATCCCTTTATTATCTTTTAGGTACTGAAACTCACTCTCATCCCTTATCCCTTCGTACATATCCCTCATCTTTCCAAACTTTAGTCTGGAGGGGCTATTAGTTAATACAAGGTCAGCGATCATCCAGTCAGTGTAGGCGACAAGATAATCAGAAGACTTCTTCTCGGTCTCGGTTAGGGTGTAATCGCTAAGGGTTATTGCGTTTATATCGTACATCGTCTTTCAAGTTATAGCCTATAATATAGTCATTAATTTTGCCTTTTGCAAATATATTATAACGTGGATACGATATACTATGAAAATAATCGAATAAAATAAATTACACTAATTATTGAAAATGTGGAGTTTAATCTCGTATTTTTGCACCATAATTTTTAAAACTATGGCACTCAGCAACAGGAAGAACATCGAGAAAACAATTGAATGGTACGACAAGCACAGTCTTGGAATTTATTCCAATGACCCAAAAGTGCAGGAAATGCTCAATGACCTCTCCTTTGAGACCATCTACACATTCCCTGCACTTACTCCTACTTATACCTTTATCGGTATGAAAGACAATGAGGATTAACTCATTACTTCTCTATAATTGCAAATAAATCGTACTTTACTAGAATCCTATATTCTGTGAGTCCCACTACCATCGGTACTCCACAGACATCTTCAAATATAACCACATCACCGGGAACTACTTCATCTACACCTTGGGCCACTGACATTACAGTTCCTTTGCGAAGGCTTCTGTCTAAGACACTTGCTCTATTAGCAGAGCTAGGAATGATGATACCACCAGCGGTTATTGATGGCAATGGCTCTACCTTAACGATAACCCTTTCCATAAAAGGGGTGAGGGATTTAATGGCAAACTCTCCAAATGCACCGTCATTCTTTACAATGAGCATTCCAACTTCAACAAGTTTGATGCAGTCGTCCCCTACAGTTGAGATAGTTACTTCGGCCAAACGATCAAAGATTACCTTATCACCAACCTTGAAGAATCCATCATTTAACTTTTCGGCACCGGCACTTAGTTCCAGAATCTCACCTTCATAAATCTCAATGTCGGTAAAGAATTTACTGAACCTTGTACTGTCAACCAGGACAAGTCCTGATTCAGTCTTGATCTCCGAAGGTATAATTACCTTTACCTTAGCGAAGTTTTTAAGTGGTCTAACAGACTCTACTTTTTCTTTTACATTTTTCATATTACATTTTTTGGATTGGTTTCCTTAATAGGGACTAAGAATATACAAAATGTTTTATTCATTTGCAATACCTTATAACGATAATTCAAATAATAATTTTGGAGTGCTATTCCCAACAGCATTGATCTCGTTAGGATCGATAAAATTAAGTGGCTCCACGGATACGAAATCCTCAATAGTTTGCGGAGCTTCGAACCCGATCTTGTTGTACTGCTCCTCGTAGGACTCCTTCTTTGGGAGTGCTCCGTATCTCTTATAACCCCTCTCATCGTAGTAGTACCCAAATAATGTCATGTTGTTTGTAGCTTTCATAGTACTCTTNGCAACAAGNCCTGATGCATCGTANTCTTCGTCCAACATTTCACACATACCTACGGCAGCGATNANGTCAAACTTACGTTTCATCTCGATTGAGTATTCCCCTAATTGCTTAAGGATCTCTTCAAAGAATATTAACTCACTGAAGTCACAGACGTATTCCTTGATCTTGTTGTTGTAGTGGATGATAACCTTCTCATGTGCCGGTGATCCGTAGATGTTCTGGATCTTACTGGCATCTACACCATTTGACCAGATACTAGGTTGCTTTGCCATGAACTGTAGCATCCCTTTATCACGGAAGTAACTGATTACCTCCTTCTTTGTGCGCTCCACATTGAACTTACAGTTGTACCAGATGGCCAATTTAAGAGAGATTTCAAAAGCATCTCGCTCGTCTCCCGGCCTATCCAAATAATATGCAACATACAAGTTTCCAGTCTTCTCAGCGGATAGATATTTCTTCTTAACCACCGCACAGAACTTAGAACCATCAGCTCCGACAAGGGAGTTATTAGTTCCCATGTCAATTCCGTCAATCCCTCCGATGTACAGGTTTTTAAACTTCTTACCCAGAGGATCTACTTCAGGTTCCTCCAGGACGTAGATGCGCCCGGCAATGTTTTCAATGAACTTAACTCCAGTGATCTTTCTCGTACCCGGTGCGTACACCCATTGGAGTTCTCCTCGTTTAGGTTTAGGGACATCCTTATCCTGCTTCAGTCGCAGCATTTGGTTGGCGATCTTGATGGAGTCGAAGATGTTTGTACCTCCCTTAAGGAAGGCCTCTTCAGCCCAGAATGGGTACTCAGCCTTTAAGTTCCTGAGTTCTTCAACAGCTCCTTCGCTCTCAAAGTTATCTCTTGTTACTTTATAATGATTGTAAGCCAGCTCAATGTCTGTTACACCATGAGCATCCATGTATTTCTGCATACACAGGTACACAGGGAAAAAGAATCCAGTCTCTACAACTGATCCGTCTTGTGTNAACCTATGTTTGATCGGGAGCATATTAAACACACTAGGCTTGTAGTACATGTCCATAAGNCCCTCTAGGGCCTCACCGCTGGANGATTCATCTCCACCTGTACCAAATCCTACTAATGTTCCAAACTTCTCTCCACCGATCTCTGTTAAAGCCTTCGCGGTCATTACCGTCTTCTTGGACATCCTAAAGGATCCAAGTTCTTCAAATACCAGGTAGTTTGTACGAGTACCACGGAGCTTATCCGGGGAGTCAATTACCTGACCTATGATCTCTGATCTCCATCCAGACTCCACACGTTCCCTATCTAGTAGGGAAGCTCGCTTGTGGAATTTAGAATTGATATTCTGTCGTAATCTCTTGAATCCCTTCTGAGTATTCTCNTTAACCCAGTCAAGATTTCTCCATGCTTTATTCAGGATACCGTCCTTGATAAGGTACTGTTCNTTNGAAGCACAGAACATGGTAACAGAGTTGGCTACAGAGTTGTACATATTACATCCCATGTTGGCCACGTACTCGGACCAACCTACACCTCGGGGTTTTACACATACTGCATCTTTCTCAAGTGCTTTACACCATTCGATATAATGGGCAAAGCAATAATGAGCTTCCCAGAAATTAGGGTGGGACAAAACACGATCCACCCTGTTCCCGGTTCTTACCACTACAGGGAGAACATAAAAGTTAAGGAAGTTGTACAAGTCTCCGGGACAGAAGTACCCATGGATTGTATAACCTTCGCGGCATCTTCTGAGTTGTTCTACCCAGTACTCCCGATACATGACAGATCCAAAGGGAGCCATTGTGTAATTCCCTCTGTTCTTATCCGCATCGATCCGGGCAGGAGTGAACCATTTAGGATCAAATCTATCTGAGATTGGCTTGTACTTGGACAGGTGCCACTTATCCTTATTGAGCTCCATCATCTCCTCAAATGAGGAGAGTCCGGGAGTCTC